TAAACAATTTTGATAAAACATTTGAAAAGGAAATGGATAATTTAATTGGAAGTACATCTATGAATGATATAAATTCGTCAAATACAAATTTTTATAATAATAAAACTTATATTAAATTTTTAGCATTAATTGTATTATTGTATATAATAAGTAACATAAAATTATTAGTTATATTTAGAAATTTCATACCAGAGCAAGTATATGAAAAAATAATAGATAACGAAAAGTATATATATTATTTAATTTTTGGTATAATAGTTTATACATTATATAAATATGAATATATTTAACTATCAAAAAGTACTATAGTTATTACTAGAATCATTTGCAATAACAGGCCCTAGATTTTGACCACCGGCGTCAAAATCTATATCAGGTGTGATAGGTTGATTAGAGTTTGCAAATCCTTCTGCATATTCCTCACCAGAAGCTTTTCTAAGTAGGTCATCGGATATAAAGTTTACAACACTTTTTCTCTGATTTATAGTAGTTCTCTCAAAATTTTCTAATATTTTTTTATTTACATTGGTATCGTATTTGTCTATTTTTTTTACTAATACCTCTTTTTCTTTTTTTTTATTATATACTTCATAATAAATTAACATTAATACTAATGCATATATTAATCCAGATACATAATCAACAATACACAAAGAAGTAACTAATATTGCTAATATCAATTGTATGTGAGGTAGTTTAAGTTTTTTGTAAAATGGAAAATCATCCATAATAAGTATTATTATAAATAAGATTAACCCCGACCCTCTAAATAAATTGTTAATCATTTATATTATTTCTCTCTATAAAAACCATATAAAAAAAATGAATTTTATTATTTAAGAAAATAAATTATATATTTATATGTATTATGAATAATTTATTATCTATTTATGGATATGGTATAGAAAAAACAATAGATAATGAAGACTTAATAAAAGAATTAAAAGATGAATTAACAGTAACACCAAAAATATTTAATAGTACTGAAAAAACAAAATTTGCGACTTATAGTGAAAATAATAAACGTATATATGTTCCGAGATATTATGGATTACAGAAATTTGGTATTGCAAATATTAATAAATTAAGTGAAGGGTTAGATTGTCCTAATATGATATTTAATGGCAATTTAAGAGAACAACAATTAGAGCCTGTTAATAATTTTATAAGTGTAGCAACAGACCCATTAAAAATGGGAGGAATAATATCAGTACCGTGTGGATTTGGAAAAACTATTATGGCTGTATATATTGCTTGTCATTTTAAAAAAAAAACTTTATTTGTATCACATAAAGACTTTTTAAATCAACAATTTTTAGAATCTGTAAAACAATTTGTACCAAATGCAAAAATAGGAAAAATAAAACAATCAAAGGTTGATACAGAAAATAAAGAGTTTGTAATAGCTTCTTTACAATCGCTGGCAATGAGAGAATATGACATAAATATTTTTAAAGAATTTGGTTTAGTTATAATTGATGAAGTACATCATATGGGTGCAGAAGTTTTTAGTAAAGCATTCCAATATATGAATGCTTCTAAGATATTAGGATTAAGTGCAACTTTAAATAGAAAAGATGGTTTAAGAAAAGTATTTGAAAATTTTATTGGTAAATCGGTATATAAACATGTAAATAATGAAATAATTAATGTTAATGTAGAAATGCATAAATATTTTGACACAAATATAGACTATTGTAATAATTTGTTATTATGGAATGGAAAACCTAATTTGGCGGCAATGATTAATAATATATGTAATTATGAAAAGAGAAGTTTATTTATATATGATACTATAATTAAAATTTTAGAAAATGAAAATAAAAGAAAAATACTTATATTAAGTGAGCGTAGAAATCAGTTAAAATATTTTGAAAAATTATTTGATAAAACAGATTATTCAGTGGGTTATTATATAGGAGGTTTATCACAAGATGTATTGGATATTTCATCAAAAAAACAAATAATTTTAGCAACATATCAAATGGCAGCAGAAGGTATGAATATTCCAACATTAAATACGGTAATATTTGCGAGTCCAATATCAGATATACAACAAGCAATTGGTAGAATTTTACGCGAAAAACCGAATGAAAGAAAATATATACCTTTATGTATTGATATATGGGATCAATTTTCTTTATTTATAGTAAAAGGTTTTACAAGAATTAAATATTATAAAAAAAATAATTATACAATTAAATATTTTAGTGATAATGAAGAAATTATATCTCATGATAAAAATGAAGAAAATCCTAAAAAATTAGAATTTATTGATGATAATTAAAGTATTTAATTTCTTTATTTAAATTAGATTAAATGGATTATAATAATATTATAATATTTATAATTTTTTGTTTATTATTAGCATTAATTTATACTTGTTATATTAAATTTGAAAAAAAATATAGTAAACAAGATAAAACACTTAAAAAAAAAGACATTGAAAAATTTTTTAATGAAAATGAATTAAAGATAGAAACATATAATAAAGAAGATAGTGTTGAGAAATATGGCGATAAATTTGTAAATGAATTAATACCAACAAAAAAAGATATGGTAGAAAATTTTGATTATTTAATGGTTGAAATAAAAACTGAAAATGAAAATATTAAAATTGGGGATGAATTATTAAGTAAGAATTCTAATGATTTGTCTAATTTAAATCATTTATATAATAACGATGCAGTGCAAAAAGTAATTATTGATGAAAATAGTGAAAGATATAAAAAAAATCAAAGTACAGATTTGCCATTATCAAATGTTCCAGTAAACTTATTATTATCAACAGATTCAAAACAAATTAAATTATCAGAACTAATAAATAATACAAATTAATTTTGCATATATTTTAATAAATATGCGCGTTTATCAATTATATTTTTGTCAAATAAATTAACATTATTTGGTAACATATGCTCAATTTCTTTTATAGTTAATAAATTTACATTGATATCATTTTTATTTTTAATAAAACTTTCTTTTTTTTCTTTAATAAAGGTTTTATCTATATTATTTGATATATCATGTAAATTTTTTTTTATATTATCATATTCTATACTATTATAAGATGTAGGTTTAATCAACTCTAAAAATAATGAGAAATTGTCTCTATTTTTAGGATTTTGCATAATTGTATTAAGTTTATTTAAATCAATATAAATACCATAACCATTTTTTTTATAACCTTTTATATAACAATCGTAAATTGTATTTTTTTTAACAACATCTACTTTATTACTAACAGCATTTGCATCAAATTTATACCACTTATCATCATCATCTAAATTACATTTAATAAAAGATATCCAATGATATGCAATAATGTTGTGATAACGATTTAAATCATATTTGTTACATCTTTCTCCAATTACAAAACCAACTAATTTTTTATTATTAACATTTATAATATTATTAAAATCATTTTGATTATTTAAAACAAATTGATTAGCAGATAAATAACATAAATTATTTGTATAATGATGTGTCTTTGTTATTATATTAAATAAATTATCAATTACATTTATAGCATCCCATATTTCACCCCATGAATCAGGTAATGATATTAGTTTATGCTTAACATATTTAACAAATAAGTTTGTAAAAATATTTTCATCATACAAAATATTACTAGTTTTATTAGCTTCGCTTTTTACATATTTATAATTATATATTATATTATTATAATATATATCATTATAAATATTTTTTTGACTTGTTGATAGTCTACTATCGTCTAATAATAAATATTGAAAAAAAATATATGGGTTAGAAGATATTAAATATAATGCAGAATTTACCCAACATCCATTGTTACCATTATCACTATTAATTGGCTTAAATGTAATATTTGAAAAATTTTTTTTTATTATACTATTAATTTTAGTTTTATCCATCTAATATTTATTATTTTTTTTATTAATAATGTAAATATCATAAGATAAATAACTTGCAAACATTAACCATAATATATATGGTATTAATAATAAACAAGCATATTTATTATAATAATAAAATTGTATTATAGTTAATATACCAAATAATAATGTAAGTAATACAATAATTAAACTTAGTTTTAAATTATCTAATTGTAAAAATATTGGCGTATATGAATAATTTATCAATAAACTAATAATTGGTATTACAAAATACTTATAACTAGTTGGATTTATACCAATATAATAAGAAATACCAATCATTATATATAAAATAGGCCATACAATTCCAAAAACATAATTTGGAGGCATTACTTTTGATTTTTTTAATTTATTATATTCTTTATCAGTTTTAAAACTTCCTGAAACACTAGCAATTAAAGACCCGCAAATAACTGGAATAAATATTAATAAATATTTAAACAAATTATTCATTTATTTTCTATTATTTTATTAGAATATATTTACTAAATGATAGTAGCCATATTACTAATAGTCTTTCTTATATTAATTGCCATTGCCCATATTGCTGCTTTATTTACATCATTATATTGTTTTAAACATGGTGTTGACTCTGCAAGCATATTAGGATTATTAATTATGTTCTTTTTAGGTCCATTTTTCTGGTTTTATTATGCATTTGCAAAAAATTATTGTACCTCAGTTTATAATGTTAATCCACCAGCTCAAAATTAAAAAAATGATTATATTATTTTATTTTTTTTATTATAAATAATAATGAAAAGAAAATTTTCTGAAATTGACGATGATATTATTGATAATAGTATGGAAGAAATGACTTATAATAATTTACAAGCATTTTTATTAAAATGGTTACATGAAAAAAATATTAAAGTATTAGATGATTAATTATTACAAATTAATAATTTTAATTTATCGTTATAACATATATGTCTAATATACAAAAATCCAATTATTGTTGTTATTATTAATAAGTGTAATAATAACACTAAAAGTATAATAAACTTATTTAAAAATTTTATCATAATTAAATTAATAAATATAATTTTTTTCATTTTTTATTGTACTTGAATTAATGGCGTCCATTTTTTAAATATATCATTATATTTACATTTAAACTTTAAAAGCGTAGAAGCATTTGTATTTTTAAATGCTAGTCTTAGTAATTTACTTGTTACTAATGTAGAAACATTCGCGATGCCAATACTTTTTTCGTTAATATTTTCTTTTAAGTATAGATTATATACATCTGCTTCACTTGTTTTATTAATCCATAAAATTTTTTCATCATTTTCAATTGTATTATTTTCTTTAATTTCATTAATATTTGTAAGATTATTGGTGTTATTTTTTATAATATTTGTACCTTCTTCTAAAATTTTAAATGTAGTTTCGTCTTTAACTTCCCTTACAACAGATTTAATGTTTTCTTCGTTAAAATTATATAAAATTGGTTTATAATTAATTTTATCATTCCATAGATAAATACCACGACTAGTATAGTTTAATTTTTTAGAGAGATCTAATAAATTTGTTATGCTATCTTTATGTAAATTGTAATATGTTTTAACTTTATAAGTACATACATCGATTGTACTATCTGGAGTATGTTCAGTTGCAAGTAAATTATAAATAATTTCAAGTCTTTCGGAAAGTTTTTTAGTTTTTAAATGCTGTCCTTTATAACTAATTATATCATTAAAAACTAGCTCCCATTTTTTACTATTTGTTTTAATCATTTCACCATCAAGTAACGTATTATCAAATAGTGATATGTCAAATAATCCTTTTACTAATATTATTCTTGGTTTTTGATAATTAGGATGAATTTTTTTATCTATAAAATATATAATTGGGATATCATTATATTTTGTAAAAAATATATAATATGGATTACCATTACTTCTAAGGCAACATAAATATTTATTATTTTTAATATGTTCTGCACTTGTATCATTTAATACATAATAATGTTTTTGTATAATTTTTAAATTATATAATTGATATAATTTATTTAATATTAAATCTTTAAATTCATTAGATTTAATATTAAATGCTATTCTATCAGCAAATGAAATAATACCAGTATGCATTAATTAATTATATTAATATAATAATCAATTTTTATATATTTATTTAATAACATGGAAAGCGAAAAAAAATTATTAATTGGTATTTTAATTGGATTATTACATGTTTACACTTTTTTCGGATTTAAAATAGTATCTAAATCAAATATCGGTTATCATATAAATTTTATTATACATTGGCATCATTGGTTAATAGCTTTTATTTTATTAGTATTAATATTTAAATTAAGTACATATGAAAAATTTAATGAATATGAAAAATACAAAGATTATTTAGTTGGTTATCTTATCGTATTAATGATACATGGATTATTATATGATGATAGATTTGATTTTAAGATTTATAAAAAAATATAATTTGTATAATATAGATGAATAAGTATAAAAAGGTAGAGACACGTATTATTAAAAAAAAGAAAAGAACAATTTATAAAAAAATTGGGTCACAAACATTATATATAAAATCAAAAGGAAGAATGATTAAATTAAAAACATATTTAAAGCAAAAAAAAACGGGAGGGGTGAATTCTAATAAAAAAACAAAATCAAAAAATGAGGAAATTCGAGAAAAAGCCGAATCAATGAGAAAAAGAAGAGAAAATATGGAATTTTATAGAAGATCCAGAAGTCGTTCTAGAGGACGGTCTAGAAGTAGCTCTCCTCTTAGAAAACCAGTTTTTACTATAACTAATATGTTAAAAACAAAAAAATAAGCGCGTTTATTTTCTAATATTTATATAGGAAATGGCTGAATATAAATTAGTAGGAAAAAAATATATATTAGGTAAAAAAAAATTAGTGTATTCGAAATCTGGATCTAGAAAATTATATGTAAAATCTAAAGGACGTATGATGAACGTTGTAAAATACAAAAAAATGAAAATGAAAGCAGTTGCTAAATCTGTTAAAAAATCGGCTAAAAAGGTTGTAAAAAGAAAATCTTCCTCTAAAAAAGGTAAACGTAAAAAAGGTAAAAAATAAATTAATTTAATTTTTTTTTTAATTTTTCAATTAATATTGGATTTATATAACTTTTTACACATATATGATATGTATTGTGTAATTTATGGGCAACTTTTTCAATTGCTTTTTTAACTGGATTTTTGGCTGTTTTAATTTCCGGTAATTTAATATATTCTAGTAATAAATTATTAGCATTCCATGTTCTTAAATCTTTTGAAGTTAGTTTTTCGTTATATTTTTTCAAAAAATTATTAACATCATAACTGGTTATACTAAATACTTTATCATCTTCTAGATTATTTTTTTTTTTATTTTTTAAATATTTAATTATGTTTAAATTTAAACATTTAGATATATTTCGGACACCTTTTTTACCTATAAAATCGATTGTTAATTCATTTTTATAAAAATTTAAATGTTTAAAAAGCAATGTGGTAATACCAAATGAGTTATTTTCTGTTTTATATTTTTCATTTCCGATTCGAAAACCACAATTTACTATTAAATATATTACTATTGCAATATCATAATTAGTGTTATATTTTTTAGTATTAATTATATTAATAATATCTTCTATTATAGTTTTAAATACTTTATTTAATTTTAAAATTTTTTTATATTTTTTTTCATGTTGTTTTTTAATATATTCTGGATTATATATTACCTGTTTTCTATTTTTTTTATCATATCCGTATGCTAATATTTTATTATTTTTACCATCTGGATATATATATACATTTGTATATGCTGGTGGTATTTTAATATTCATCTCTATATAATATATTTAAAAATTAAGTAATTATTTAAAATTAATAATGATAGATTTAAAGTATTATAATGTAGTATGTAAATACTATGATATTATAATTAATAATAAGTCACAAAATATAAGTGCTAGATTGGTTTATAATTTATTTAATAAATATAAAATAGTTGATCAGCGTCATAGAGATAATATTAATAATTATATGTACAGATATCATTTATATTTTTTAACAAAAATTAAATTTATATAAAACTCTTACATATATTTATTATAGAAATGCAGGAAATAGTTAAAAAAATAGATACTTTATTACTTAATGATAATAATATTGAAGTAGGTTTAGATTTAATACAAGAATATAGTAAAAATAAAGATTATGAACCTATATTAATAGATTATTTACCAACTATATTAAAATTAGCTAGTTTTAAAAAATCAGAAAATATTAGAATAAAAGCATGCATTACTGGTAAATCATTAATTAATATGGTAAATATTTATGCGACTGATAAAGTACAATCGTATTTATTTGATGGTATTGGTAGTACTAATTGGCAAACTAAAATTTTAGCACTCGAACTATTAGGTGAATTTTCTGATAAATCTAAAAAACCTTTTTCAAAAACATTACACGATGTTATGCCTGTTGTAACAAATTGTATATGGGATACAAAAAAAGAGGTAAAAGAAATTGCTAAAAAAACTACATTAAAAGCAATGCAAACTTGTGAAAATAATGACATAAAAGAAATAATACCATCTATATTAGATAGTATTGAAAATCCAGATAATGTTGGTGAAACATTATATAAATTATCTGCAACTGTTTTTGTTCAGTCTGTTGATAATTCTTCGTTATCAATTGCTGTACCTTTATTATTAAGAGGATGTCAAGAAAAAAAAACAGAAAGCAAAAGACGTGTATGTGTTATTGCTGATAATATGTGTAAATTAATTGACTATCCACATGATGCAAAAACATTTTTACCGGAATTAAAACCTAATATTGAAAAATTATCCGAAGAATTATCTGATCCAGAAGCAAGACATGTGGCAAAAAAATGTTTAAAAACATTAAAAAATATAGAAGAATGTGTTAATAATTTTGAAGGTAACAAAATATTATCATGTGACAAAATTAAACAAATTATAAATAATTATATTAATGAAAAAACAACTAATTATAATATTATTCTATCATATGTATCAAATATTTTATCTTCAATGATTAAAGGTTCTTTATTTGATAAACAAGAATGGAATAATATAATTAAAAATTATCTCGCACCTTATATAAATGATGATGGCATTTATAATAAAATTTATAACGACTGTTATATAATGTGTATACCTAAAGAAGTACAAGATGACGAAAATGATGATGGTGAAGATTTATGCAATTGTGAATTTTCTCTTGGATATGGTGCAAAAATATTACTAAATAATACAAGACTACATTTAAAAAGAGGAAAAAGATATGGAATATGTGGACATAATGGTTGTGGTAAATCAACTTTATTAAAATCAATTGCTAAAGGACAAGTAGAAAATTTTCCACCACCAAGTGTACTAAAAACGGTTTATGTAGAGCATGATATTCAAGGCGATTATTCAGATTTAAATTTAATAGATTATATTAAAATAAATAATAGTGATAAGGAAACATCAGAAATATACAATAAACTATTAGAATTTGGATTTTCTGAAAATAATAAATCAAATGCTTATATAAATTCTAATATATCATGTTTATCTGGAGGATGGAAAATGAAATTAGCATTATGTAGTGCAATATTACAAAACCCTGATATATTACTTTTAGATGAGCCTACAAATCATTTAGATGTTACAAATGTTAAATGGTTAGAAGATTTTTTAATTTCACAAACAACTAAAACATCTTTAATTATATCACATGATACTGGATTTTTAGACAAGGTAACAACAAATATAATACATTATGAAGATAACAGAAAACTAAAAAATTATAAAGGAAATTTAGAATTATTTGTTAAACGTGTTCCTAAAGCTAAAACATATTATGAATTGTCGGATGAAAATTTATCATTTACATTTCCTACACCAGGTATATTAGATGGTATTAAGTCTAAAGGCAAAGCTATTATTAAAATGGATAAATGTACTTATAAATACCCTTCAAAACAAGAGCCAACTGTTTTTAATATAACATTACAAGCTTCTTTAAATTCAAGAGTCGCTGTAATTGGACCAAATGGTGCTGGAAAATCAACAATTATTAAAATATTTTGTGGAGAAGTAAAACCAACAACAGGAGTTGTTTGGAGACATCAAAATATGCGTGTTGCTTATATAGCACAGCATGCATTTTATCATTTAGAAAAACATTTAGATAAAACACCAAATGAATATATACAATGGAGATATTCTTCTGGAGAAGATAGGGAAAAAGCTGATGACGAAAATAAAATAGATTTAACAAAAGAAAAAGTGTTTAAAAACGAGGATGGTACTATTGAAAAAGGGGTTATTGAATATTTATGTTCAAGAAGAAAAACTAAAAGATCATATGAATATGAAGTTAAATGGTTAAATAAAGATAATGATAAAAATACCTGGATTTCTAGAGAAAAATTAGAAGAGCTAGGTTATGAAAAACTAATACAGCGTCTCGATCAACAAGAAGCACTTAGAAGTGGTTTAGCGACTAAAACATTAACAACTAAATCAATAGAAAAACAACTAAATGAAATTGGTATCGAGCCCGAAATTGCAACACATTCTCGTATTAGAGGTTTATCAGGAGGTCAAAAGGTTAAGGTTGTTTTAGCAGCATGTATGTGGAATAATCCTCATATTTTAGTTATGGACGAACCTACTAATTATTTAGATAGAGATTCTTTAGGAGCATTAGCTGGTGCTATAAATAAATATGAAGGTGGTGTAGTTTTAATATCACACAATAAAGATTTTACCGAAAATATATGTAAAGAAAAATGGATAGTTGAAAAAGGGCATTTAATACGTGAAGGTGAAATATTAGATGACGAAAAAATAAATGTATCTAATGCGCGAATTAATGATATAGTATATGATTCTTTAGGTAATGAAATTAAAGTAAAAAAGGAAAAAGTATTAACTGCAAGAGAAAAGAAAAAGTTAGAAAAAAAAAGAAAGGAAAGGAGGGAAAAAGGTTTACCAACAGATTCCGAAGAAGACTAATCAATATTTAATTTTATCTAAAAATTTAAATAATGGATTTTTGGTATTTATATTTTTTTTTATTATTTTTATTTTTTTAACTAAATTTAAATAATTCATTAATTTATATTTTTTTAAGCATTTTAAATAACCATTTATAATAAGTTTAAATTTTTTTGAATTAATAAATTTAACAATATCTATTTTGCTAACACTTGATTTAAATTTTTTATTTCTATCTAAACATTTTTTACATTTTACATTTGCAATATAAAACATAAAAAAGTTTACTCTTTAATAAATAAAAAGATATTTATCTTAAATACATAGTATTATTAGTATAATTATTATCTAAATACATAGTATTTCTAAAATAGTTTTGTTCATAATAATAAATTAAATATAATATAATATAGAAACCTGTATTCATTTATAATTTTATATATTAAGATATTCTTAAGTTACTTTAAGACGATTCATCATCTAATGTAAATTTTTTATTTAGTCTATTTTCCAAAACTATTTTTTCTAATTCATCAATTTTAAGTTTTAAAACTTCTATTTCCTGTTTTTGTTTAGCATAAATTTCTTTATGCTCTTCTCTTTCTTCAGAAAGTCTTTCTTTTAGCAACGAAACTTGTGATGAAAGACTTGTAATAATAGAATCAACATTATTAATAGTATTATTTGTTTGAGTATCAGACTTAGTAAGCGTATCCATTTTATTCTAAATAATAAATAAGAAATTAATCAATTTTTTTTAATTAAAACAAAAAATAAAATTAATTCATTCGTATAACAAATAATGGTTCTTTATTTTTATTAGATGGTAGTATATATTCTATTGTTTTATTTATTTCTGTAAATCGCATTTTACCTTTAAATTCTTTTACATTATTATCATCTTGTTTTATATAATTATTTGTAATTTCTTTAAATTCTTTAATAAATTCACATAAATTTTCATTATATAAATTTATTGTAGAGCCATTTTTAAGTTCATAATTTTTTAATTTTTTTACAATATTTAATACAATTTCTAATCTTTCATTACGTGAATAATAATTAGTCATAATAAAAATAAATAGTACTTTATTATTTATATAATTAATCTTCGTTATCTTCATCACTTTTAATACGAAGTCCTTTCCATCCTTTATTATCAATTGGATAAGGTCCAATTAATTTTTCAAAATAAGCACGAAGTTGATTTCTATCAGGTTGTTTTTTATTTTTAGGAATATTTGAATAACACCATAATCTAAAATCGTTATAAATTGTCATTAGACCACATCTAGTATTTGTATCTTCAGTATCAATAATAAGTCTTTCAGATTTATATTGTCCAATAATATCATTATTATTTTTATAACTTTCAGTAGCAATTCTAACTTCCATAGGTTCATGAATATTATTTGGATTAATATGTTTATGACGTTCAATTAACATACTCATAAATGTTTCTGCCCATCTATCAAATTTATCTGATAACTCTAAATCCATAGGAAATTCATTTGGTTTAGTTGGATTTTCACAAAATTTAGATAAAAATTCAATGACTCTAATACGTCTCCATGTGCCACCATCATCACTTGGAACTTCTGGAAGCTCATTACAGGTTAAAATCATTTTAAATTGTGGTTTAAATTCAAATGGTTCTTTATATAACCCTCTGCATAAAATTCTATCATTTCCAGATAATTCTTTCATAAATCCAATATTAATTTTATCTTGCTCACTTGGTTCTTGCATAACTGCAAATCTACGTCCTTTTGTTCTTTCTAATTCACTTTGAGCACTATTTGAAGCTGCCCGTTTTTGTGTTAATAAAGCTATAGGAAGAATACAATAATAATCTCCAATAGTTTTTTGAATAAAATCTAACAATCTACTTTTACCATTACTACCATTACCTGTAAATACGTAAAATCTTTCTTGAGTTATACTACCGTCAATAATGCAAGCTATTATATCTAACACATAATTTTTAACATTTTCATTAATAAATATTTTCGAAAAGAATTCATTAATTTCTGCCACTTCAGGAGCGTCTGGATTATAAGGGATATAATTAATTTTACTTGAATGGGATATGTAATCATCTGGCATACCGTCTCTAAAAATATGCATTTTCAAATCATATACACCATTTGTAAAACCTAATAAATGAGATCTACTATCAAGAAGTTCTTCAAATTTTTCATCAATAAATAAACTTTTACATTCTTTCATAACACTATCTTTAAATCCAGCATTTTTAAGTTGACTAGCAATTTTTAAAGACTTTTTTGCTTTTTCCTTATTTGCTTCCATTTGTAATTCATCATCATTGCCGATTTGAACACTATTCCAATATTGTGTTCTATCCATAAATTTTTTGCATATATCTTCGCTTAAAATTATACGTAATAGTAATCCTTCGCTTGTAGATTTCCATTTGTGCTTATCTCTATCATAATAATACCAAACAACTTTACTTATTGCACGAATATCATCTTTTTTAAGTGTTTGAACAACTTTTGCAACATCATAATGAGCACCATCACTTCTAATACATTTATCTATCCATGGAAATAATGTTTCATTAATAATTTCCTCATATTTATTTTTATTATCTTGTTTTGCCCACCATCTTAATGTTCCTAATCCCATATTATCTTTTCTCATTTTATTCCATAATGTTTGACATTCACCTTCAACATAAGCGGTACCAATTTTAGAAAATTCAATCCAAGTATCTAATAAACGGTAATCAATATTTCTTAAAACCCAACCTAGATTAATCCAATCTTCATAATTTTCAGCACGATTATATGATAAACATTCTAATACTAATTTTCTAGATAATACTAATTCATCGTCTGAACTATAATTTTTATTAATATTTAATGATTTAGCAAATATATTATTTTGCAACTTACTTTTTTGCTTTGAATCAATTGAAGGTAATACATGTTTTGTATATTCTTCAATTTCTTTTACAATATGATCTTTTATTTTACAAATTTTTGTATTAATAACATTATTTCTCATTGAAAATAATTTAATATATTCTAAATGGTCTTGTGCTGTTATTTTTTGCTTTTCATAAATACCATTTTTATATATTTTAGTAACAGTATATGCATCGCAATCTGGTTTACGACTACCATACATTTGCCAAGAATTTACATCTATTATAGCTTTATCTACAACATCTTCGTATGAATTACAAATAGGTAATCCGGTAAAAATTTCAGAAGCAAGATCTAATATTTTTTTTCTAATAAAATGTTGTTCATTATTTGATAATATAATATAGGGATAAACAATATGAATACCATCTTTAATTTTATTTCTTTGTAAACTAGGATCTGATTTTTCCATTAAATATCCTAAATTATAATTTTCATCAATATCTAAATATTGCGTAATTATTTTATTATAATAAAACATTATTCTATCTAAATTATCATTTGTATAAATACGTTTAATTTCATTATCTTCCGTATTTATAAGTGAAAATCTAAAATCTAAATCAACTCTTAATGGACTTGGATTTAATGGTTTTTCAGTAAAATGTAAATGAATACCATTTGTAATTGCTATACCATATATTCTTAAAAATTCATCATATTCATTATCAGGTATACATAATGATTTTTTTGGATGACCTATACTTGTATTGGTGTATATTTTTCCTTTTTGGACGCTATATTTATTTATAAATAGATTTAATTCTTCTTGAATACCCATTTTAAATAATGATTTATATTTGTCTTAATATATATAATCAATTTTTATTTTATATATTTTCCTTAAAACAATCTATTTTTTTTAAAGATTTATATTAGAATGATAAGATATTTATAATAAATATAAAAAAATCATTACTAATAAACTATTTTTAATAAAAAATATAATATATTAGTATAGAAGTAAATAATATTTAAATGACAGATTTAAATTTAGCTTATGGGTTTGAAGAAGAACAAATGTTGGATAATAGTGTAGAAATGAATTATAACAATACATTAGAAAAAGAAGTTGAAAAAAATAATACTACTAATAATATAGAGAAAAAAATTAAAAAGAAAAAAATGGATATGATAGACGAAAGACCTATGTTAAATAGACAAAATGACCCAAATATTCCTATAAATTTAAATGATAATATTACGGAAAATGTTTATAAAAAATATCAAATGAATCAAATGAATCATGTTAATACACAACAAAATAATAACCATGTTCAAAATAAACAAGAATTTTACGACAATGATAATACATTTTGGAATAGATTTACAAATAAAAAACATGAAGTATTTAAACTATTCTTATTTTCTTTAGTAATTGTATTAGCAATTGGAATAGATAAAGGTTTTAGTCATTATTTAAACAAATATATAAATGAAAATATATTAACTAATACTCAAGAACTAATTATTAGAGCGGCTTATCCAATATTAATAATATTAATGTTATGGATTTTTAAAGCTATATAATAATAGATAAATGAAAATTAAGGAAAATTATTGTAGTCCGTCTGCTAAAGATAATGGTCCTACATGTTTATCTAAAGACTCCTTAAAAATGTTAATAGATACTTATAACAAATCTAAAAAGAATAAAAGAGAGCGTATATCTTATTACGATAATAATAAACAAATTGAATTATTTAAAAAACTTGATAATAAATTAAAAAAACTAACAAATGGTTCTGGAAAATATTGGTTATGGCCTGATTTAATTGCCAAAATGTCACCAATTGATAAATATAATTTAAAATTAATAAAAAAAAATAATATAATTCCAGAAATGCCTAAATCATGGCATAAAAATATTAAAGAATGGTTATCTAACTATGATATAGACAATGTAATGTTTCAGTATAATAATGCTAAAAAATATAATTATAATTATATTGGAACTTTTTCTATTGATTTTGCATTAAAAGATAATTTTGGTAATTGTATACATTCAGATTTTTGTAATATAGATATTAAAAATAATTATATTGATAAAAATATTAAATATATTGGTTTTATAACAAATTTAGATAAACATGATGAGCCTGGCTCGCATTGGACATCAACATTTATTATTTTAGACAGTAATTTGAAATCTTATGGGGCATATTATTATGATAGTGTATCTAGAAAAACACCAAAAATGATACATGATTTTTTATTAAATATAAAAAATCAATGTGATAAACTTTATCCAAAAAAAAAATTTAAATTAACTTATAATACTAAACAACATCAGTTTCAAGATACTGAATGTGGTATGTTTTCTATAATATATCAATTAAGATGGTTAAATTTATTATTAAACAATAAAGATACTTCTTTTAAAAATGTTATTAATAATAAATATTTAAATGATAAACATATTAATTATATGAGAAATGAGTTATTTATTAAATAAATTATTTATTTTATATATTTATATTAGATTTACTATTTAATATGAATTTATTAGGAAGTGGAAGTTATGGATGTGTGACAAATAAATCTATTAAAAAAAAAGCATTAAAGTTAAATTACATTAGTGATACTGATAAAAAAAGTTTTGATTTAGATGAAAAAAATGGTAAACATATAGCTAAATTTTTTATAGATACAAAATCATATTGCGAAGAGCTTCAAATTATTAATTTAATTTTAAATAAATATTATCAAGTATTTGGCACTGTTAATGTTTTTAATGAGTTATCTGTTTTACCGAAAAGATGTGCAACATATACAATTAAAGATAATAATGATACTATTAAAAAAGAACATATTAATAAATTATTTAATAATAATCAAGTTACTTCTTGTTTATATGATATTATAACTTATGATAGTCATTATATTCACGAAATTGTATATAATGATGGTGGGCAACAATTAGGTAAAGTGGTTTTAACTGATTATGAGTTAGTAAAATCTCTTATTGTTTTTTGCAAATCATTAGAAACCTTTCATGAACTAAATTTTGTTCATAGAGATATCAAGGATGATAACATTTTATATAAGGATGGTAAATTATCATTAATTGATTATGGTTTA